GGCGGCAATACAAGCAGCAATAGCAGGCTCCCCCTCCACGCTATACGTAGCCACAGATACGTATGCGAATATCGTGGCGACATACGGAAATTCAACGTATGCAGGCATGAGATTTCGCGTAACAAACATCGGCGTTAATGGGTCAGATTGGAGTGTTAACTCTTCTGGCAGAGTGTTCCCGCTACAGCCTATAACGCTTGGTGAAACGTCATATTCATACGGAATGGCTCCTAGCGGGACTATCGGGACAGGCAGCAGCAATAACATTACGTTCGGCACAGCATGTCCTCTGCAATATACATGGGGGCTTTGGATATATTTGCCGACAATAGCAACAACGCCAGCGATTACCGCTGGTTATTACTGGTGTGAAATGTCCAGCACTACAGTCGGGACATTATTTTCAAATGGCCCGGGATCAGCCGCCATAAACTTTTCTGTTGGCGCTTCATATACCGGCGTAACAACATCAACAAACGGAAAATTTCCGTTTACTCTGCCCGGCAAGTCATTAGGCCCTAATGGCAGGCTTAGGGTCGATTTTTCGGCTCGTACAACTAATAACGCTAACACAAAGGGGATTAGCTTATATATTGATGCGACAAACTCAAGCGCTGGGCATGGGGCGTCCTATGGGGGTGGTACTGGAATGTTTACGGTTAGCGCTCAGGGGTCAGAGCAGGCGCAGTATTTTGACGGGGGATTTAAGCCGTCTGATATAGCAGGGGTTCCTGTTTCCAGAAGCACATGGGATATGACAGTCGATAGGATTCTTACAGTTGGATTCTCAACAGCAACAGCAACAGACTGGAGAATTGTTGACCGTTTTGCCCCTGTGCTGTGGCCGGAGTAATTTATGAGCAAACAGAGATTTGATTTTGAGACTGCCGAATGCGTTGCTGCGATGACTGCGGAAGGTGCTGTTTTCGAGCGCGGCCCGGATTACATTATGGTGTTCACTGGTGCTGATATTCCAGTTAATCCTGTTCCTGATCGCGTCACGCCTCGCCAGATTCGCCTTGCATTGAATGCCGCCGGACTGCGTTCAACAGTTGAACAGGCTGTCTCTGCTGGCAATCAAGACCTGAAAGATTGGTGGGAATACGCACTTGATATTGAGCGCAACAACAGTTTGATTGTGAGCATGTCTGCACAACTCGGCATGACAGGCCAGCAAGTCGATGATTTATTCCGACTGGCAGTAACGCTGTGAGCAACATTTAACATAAGTGGTGAGTATATGAGCGAAGATAATAAGCCGCAAAACGGGAAATTCTATTGGGTGAGGATAGCGAATGATCCTGACACGGACGATGCTTGGGTGAACGAAGCTCAACCGGCGCTCTATTTCAACGACAAGTGGATTTTGTTGGGCGTTGATTCAGACGAAAGCGACTGGCCTGTTATCTGGGTTGGCAGTGAGATTGTCCAGTAATTTTTAACGCAGTAGGCGCACGATGTATTTAACGTAGTAACGCATGAAGCAAGGGGTAGTGGGGTGGATATGAATGACGCACAGCAAGCGGCACAAGCAACGGCAGCGGCAGTAGGGGCCGGTAAGACTGCTAGTATTGCGGCTGCTAAATACACGCTGCTAGGGCTATTAGCTGGCACTATCGGCGCTGTAGCTGTGATTATGGCTGCAACCGCGCCTAGTGGAAAAAGAAATCTTTTCCTGTGCATTGTATCCACAGCTATGGCGTCAATCTGTGGCGGCTGCTACGTTGCTGTAAAGTATGGCTTTGCTACTGATATCGCCGTGGCTGTGTTCTCTGGTGATGTTCAAGCTCAGGTAGCATCTCTGCTAACGCTGATAGGTGTCGCATTTATTTGCGGACTACCTGCATGGTGCTTTATCGGTGGCATCTTTGTCTGGTTTGAGCGTATGCGCGGCAAGACGATTATTGAGATACTGGCAGATGCTAAAACACTTTGGAATTAACAAACGAGGTAATTTATGAATACACAAGACTTGATTACAAATGCACCGCACTATCTGCAAGTAGCAGGTGCTATCGTAGGCGCTGCATCCGTTATCGCTGCTTTAACGCCCACTCCACAAGATGATGGCGTGTTGTTGGTTGTCCGTAAGCTGATTGATTTTCTGGCTTTCAACTTTGGCAGCGCAAAGAATAAAAAATGAAACTCTCTCCTCACTTCGATAGCTCTGAATTCTGCTGCCATTGCTGCGGTCAGTGTACGCAAATATCCGGCGACTTGATAAACCAGCTTGAGGAGTTATCCGAGGCGTTTGCTATCTATGGCAAGCGAGCATCTGTAACTATCACAAGCGGATACCGTTGTCCAAAGCACAATAAGGCAGTCGGTGGGGCGCCTAACTCTCAGCATATGCAAGGCATAGCGGCTGATATCAAGGTTAAATCATCTGTTGGCGAAACGATTGCACCAGCGAAAATAGCGGATTACCTTGAGAAGAAATACCCAGACTCTCACGGCATAGGCCGATACAAGTCGTGGGTGCATTTTGATGTTAGGCCGCATAAAGCAAGGTGGAATGGTTAGCCATTAAAAACAGCGGGCGCAATTTGGCGGCTTATGGGCTATAGCTAATCGCCTCCAAAAACTGAAAACCTTACCTCGCCATCCTGCATGGCCTGCCTGATAGATTCCGCGCTATCAAATTTTAGAATCATTGCAAACTCAACTTTTGTAATTTCATCGGCGCCATCATGCGGATTATCGACAACATGAATATCGCCTACCTCTATTGCATTTGCCTTTATCATACCTACCTCTTATGTAATTGGTTATTGCTTAATCTTGCCGCCGCTGGCTTTTATACATTGCTCCAGCTCATAAATATCTTCTGGTTCCATATCGCGAAACCAGCACGGCAACTCCACCACAACACCGGCTATAGCGTCTTTCCATGCGGAATAAGCAGCAAACGTCCTGTCATCCTTATACATGCCGCCCCATATTGTCACTGGAAGTCCTTCTTTTTTGCACCACGCCTCAAACTTACGCCGCACACTATCCCGCAGCTTTTCCTCATTCGTGCGTTCGTCCATGTTGCAGGTTTGCATGGTTGTCATGGCTGCTCCTTTGGTAGCGTCCAAACCAAATTATTTACTGTGCTATAGGCATGCTTGACTACCTTGCCCTCTAGCTGCATTTTTCGCAGTTGTTTGCGAATAGTTGCGTTTGTTTCGTTCGGCAGTGCCAAAATCCTGATTAACCATGTAGATAGCACACCTTCTTTTTTCAACGCTGCATCCGGCCATTATGTCTGGCAGATAAACGAATCCAGATTCAGAAACGAATAATCCGGTTTTATCCTCAAACGCCATGCGAGCATATGGCTCTTGCTCTGTGCCGCGAGCCATTTCTTTAGTGATAAATTCTTGTTCAGCGGCTTGCCCTGTTAATCTTTCAAGTGCTAATTCAATGCGATAATCGCGCCTAGCCGCCGACTCATTGCCCTCTTTTAGAAAGCTAGTGATAGCGGCAGCCTTTGAGCCTGTAGCCTTGCCAGCGCGATCCTGCAACCACTCCGCTGTGCCTTGTGCATGTTCAGATACAATAAATCTCATTGTGCGGCCTCGCTGAATTCTGCATCAACTTCCAAGCCTTTCAGGTAATCGCCACGGATAGATACAACGGCTTTGAATTCGTTATATGCCTTGATGTCATTGGTAGCTTTTATCTTAGCTAAACCATCTTGCCAGATAGCGGTAAGCGCATCCGATGACTGAGCGCCTTTAGCTTTGAGTATGTAACCTTCCAGTACATCGGCAGGGAATTTATTCTCAGGTTCTTGATTAAACACAACGCCTTCGCCGCCATCGGTATTCAGGTAATGACTAGCATTTTCAAGCCTTTCTGTTTTAGGCCAGTATTTGTATGCTTGCTTAACGCAAGTCTTTTTAATCATCTCGCCTTCATCGGTAAGCCACGGCCCTTTTTTGGTTTTCACCCATGCCTGCGAACGGTCACGTATTGCAAATACATCACCGATAGTCATGGTATGCGTCAAATATTCATCGTGGATTGTTTTGATTGTCACGTAAACGCCTACAACATCGCCGCGATCAGTTGCGAACGGGTTAAACGTGTGCTGCGGGGCTTTGTCAAGGCCAAGCAGTGAGAATGTATCCTTCTCATAAACTAATTGAGCCTGCGCCCATTTAACGCTACCCGTGGCTTGCGCTAAATCCATCAAACCCATGTAGCTAATGTCAAGGCATATTTTGCCATCACGAGGCACAAGGTAAGCCTGCTTTTTTGCAGGATTGAGGCTTACGCCGATTGCAGCAACATTGACCACAGCGTCAAAGACAGATTGCCTTGCTGCTTTTGCGATGTCCATTGTGTAGCTGTTTTTCGATAGCTGCTGGATTGCAAAGCCAGCCTCTCGCTCAAAGTTCAAAGACTTATCACACAATGCCGCATCGAAACTTTCGCGGGCGTTGTAGACATCTTCGCTAATGATTGTCAGTGCGTTTGTGGTTGTCATGTGTTGATTCCTGTTTGATGCTCAATCATGCC